CATTATCTCGGCAAGACCGTGAAATGTTAAAGGCAAGACGGGGCGATGTTGTGTTTGGGAATGGTATTTACCAACTACATCTTTACAAGACCTGGCCAGCGAACACCGAGGAAGTAGATGGAGTACGTAAGCAGAGCACACCTTCCCTTTGAAACGAAACTCAAGATTTTTGATGCCGTGGACTACCATCCCTGGGGAGCACAACAGGAATTTCATCGTAGCACGGCTCTCCATCGGATTCTAGCTGCTGGCAACCAGAGCGGCAAGACTTTTGCGGCTGCCCGCGAAATATTATGTCAGCTCCTTGTTCCGATTTGGGATAAGACCATCAATGGTGCGCGAGGGAGACGGGGCTGGGTTGTTGTTCCTCGTTATTCTCTAGCTGACCCTATCGTTCAACAGGTCTTAGATTTGTTGGTTCGACTCGACCACAATCGGGCGTCGAAACGGACAACTTTGGGTGAGGGGGACTTTGCCTACAGAGATAAAGACCACGTATTATACTTGTGGAATGGGGCGCAGCTTTGGGTCAAGTCTGCGGATGAGCCCGCATCTCTTCATGCTCAGCCTTTGGATTACATCGTCATAGACGAGGCTGGTCTGATTCCATTTGAAATCTACCAAATCAACCTTTTACCCCGTCTTACCGTTACGGGTGGTTGGGTAGCTGCTATTGGTACGTTCGAGGATACTGATATTGGACGATGGTTTGTTGACTTCTATCGAATGGGACAAGTCGAGAACGATAGAGGGATTGAAAGTTTCACCCATCCAACAGTTGGAAGTCCTTACGTTTCTGCGGAGTGGTTAGAACAGCAGCGCGAGAGTTACGACCCGATATTGTTCGAGGCCAGATTCATGGCTAAACCCTCTGTGGGGCGGCGAATGATGATTAGAAACTTCAGCTTCGCCGAACACGTGGATAGGGACTTTACAGAATTCAACCGCCGACTACCCGTCTATCTGGGTGTAGACCCCGGTGGAACCTACGCAGTGGCTGTGATGCAAATTAAGTACGATGAGAAAACAGGTCAGGACGTAATTTGTCTTTTTGACGAGATTTACGACGCGCAAGGCGGCCCAACCCCCGAAGTAATCCGCGAGTGTCGAACCAGAGAGTGGTGGTTCAACGTCGGGATGGGGGATATGCGAGGGGCGATTGACATTGCCAACAAAGAGAGTGGGGATATTTGGGCTAACGAAGGGTGCCCACTTCGACGCCAGGTTCGGGTAAACCCCGAAGCTGGAGCCGATTTACTCTGTACTTTCCTCCACACTGGAAGGTTTAGAGTTCATCCTCGTTGCAAGAACTTTCTAAACAACGAGGTGACGAAGTACGCCCGGACACGGCGAAGTGTAGGAAAAGATTATGCAGCCGCTCCACCTTCGGACGAGTACAACCACCTGATTAAAGGGATTACCTATTTTATTGTCACGAAGTATGGGTGGGGTGGAAGGCGGTCACGAAAGGAATTCATCCCTGGGCCTATAAAATGGCCAATAGGATAAAATATGGAAGTTACAAAAGACTTTATTTTTGAAGCGGCGACTAAGCTGGAAGAGTTCTACAATCAGAGGAATACCAACATGCTTGTCTGGCGCGAGCTTGCCCTGATGACGAAAGAATCGTATTGGGTTATGCCCGATGGCCAGTACAAGCCGCCCGAGGATGGGGAGATGAGGGTTATCCTTCCCATCGCGTTCAACACCATCGAGAGTTACTTGTCTTTGATGCTGACGAGACCGCCTGTCGTAAGCGTTCCTGCATCTGAGATTAAAGAGGTTCATCAGCAAGATGCAGACAGGATTGAGAAGATGCTTTACGCAATCTGGCACAAGTCGAGCATGAACAAGGTGATTCGGGACGCCCTCTGGCACGCTCTTGTTGATGGATGGGGCGTGGTTCAGGTCTGCTATGACCCGGAGCAGGATTTAGAGGGGGTGTGTCCCATATTTGCTGCGAGTGTTGACCCTCTCGGATTCTATCCTATGCCCGCGAAAAGGGCAGGTGAATGGGAGTACGTCGTTCTGGTCGAGAATCGGCTTGTTGGTGATTTACGGAATACTTTTGTTCTGGGGAAGGACAGACGCACGAAAGCGGTTAAATCAGCGGAGACTGCATTGGTGGGTTTCGACGACACTGACCGGGTGAAGGTGTTGGAGTATTGGGATAACACCGTCCATGCATTTATGATAATCCCTATCGTAGAAGAGGCAGAGGAGCCTCAGCTTAGGACGGGAGATTGGCTGTTGCCGCCTACGAAACACGACTTTGGGAAGATTCCGTTCGTGGTTTGGCATGGAACCGAACTTCCTTTCCGCGATAGGGGAGAGCGAATTGGAATTAGCGTGTTGTTCCCACTAGAGGGGATTATTCGATACGCTTGTCAGTTACTTTCACAGAAAGCTACTATCATTGCTCGATACGCTGACCCAACGTTGGTGACTAAAACTGCGGAAGGGCGGGGGTTTGACGTTCCTCAGCCTTACGGCGGTCAGCTTCCTCTTGAGATAGGTGAAGATGCTCAGTTCTTACTGCCGCCTGGTGTATCTCCCAGTGTAGACGTTCAGCTCAACGAGGTTATTGCCCAAATCGAACAGGCTGGATTACCTCGCCATGTCATGGGACAGCTCACAATGGGGAGATTGTCTGGTATTGCTATGAACCTGTTACGGACTCCTGTTTTGATGAAGATTGCTTACAAGCAGGAATGTATTGAAGAAGGCTTGGAACGTCTTAACGAGATTATCCTTCGTACTATCGAGAACTACGTAGCCGAGCCTGTGTATTTGTGGGGGCGGTCTTCGATTGGGGCTCCAATTGAAGTGTCGCTAGACCCAACTATCATTGGTGGTTATTATCGTAATCAAGTTAAGCTATCGGCAAGTCTCCCAACAGACGAAGCAGCCACGACAGCTATGCTTACTGCATTGAGACAGACTAATGTTCTTTCTAGCAGGACTGTCCGGGACGTGATTCAGCAGACGCTTCGAGACCTGGTGTCCCAATCGTTGGAGGATGAGGAAGACCAAATCCTCATTGAGACGTTGCTGAGTATGCCTGAGATTCAGCTTGCCTTAGCGCAAGATGTTGCACGGGAAGCCGGAGTGAGACTTCCTGAGCAGATGCAAGGTGGTGGGGCTGAAGCCCCTATGCAGGGAGCGATTCCAGGATTTGGTGGCGGAGAAATGGCACCTCAACAGACTCCTTGGAGTATGCAAGGGAGGGGTACTCCGACTGGCCCCGATATGATTCGCAGACTCGCTCAACTTAGTGCCGAAGGTGCTGGTGGCAGACCGACTCAACGTCCTGTGGAAGCAGCGGGGCCGCCTTCTACGCTTGGAGCGATGCAAGGTGTGTAATGCAAAGACTCAGTATTCCTCGTGTCGTTGAAAGAACGGCGGATAAACTAACGCATCAACGTCAGCATGTGCGGGCAGCGTTTCAACCGTCTGCGGATTCTGTTTACTTGTTGAGTGCGGAGGAACAATTGGAGCGGTTTTTGAGCATGACACCCGAGGATTTGATGGGGCTCCAACAGAGATGGGGGGACACCGAAGTTCAAGAATACATTCAATCTCAGATTAAGTGTTGGTTAAGAAAACAATATGGCTAAAGAACCTGGTGGTGGAGTAAAGTTAACTCCTACTGTACCTACCGAACCTATATTCTACGAGGCGTACAGGAAATGGTTAGCCCAGCAGCAAAAAACTGCGGCTCCAGCGGCTCAGGCGACTACGACGAAGCCGCTGACAGACGTAATGCCTTGGGCAACGCAGATTCAGCCTTATGAAACGTTCTACACTCGGGCTATTACTGAGTATCTAACTTGGGCAAGTCAAAATCGGCCTGAATGGGTAGCCCAGTATTTTGGCTTCCAGATGCCGGAACTACCTCAGTTGCAGCCGTTTGTGCCTGGTGGAGTTGGTGGTGCTGGGGCCGGTGGTGCTGGTGGTGCTGGAGAGTTGCCAACTCCTAGATTTACGCTGCGGGACATTCTCGAACAGCTTCAGTTTCCTCAGCAATGGCAATATCCAGCTTACTTGAAAGATTTTGGGCGGTATCTGGAAGAGTTGATAACCTTAAACCCTCAGTATGCAATTCCTGTACCGGAACTGACTGAGGCAGGGCTTCCTCTTCCCTCGCCCGAAGATTTGGACACATTAGAGTATATGGAGACAGCCCAATCCTATGCTGCTGCCTGGAATAGTTTTTTGGAAATGCTGTTAGGACTTCCGTTCTTCCAACGTCAGCCTTATGTTGGTCTCCGGTATGCACCCGAGACAGGTTGGTACCGGGGTGGTGGCGTCCCCATGTTACCCCATCCTGAATACATTTAATTATGGTTTCTGAAAACGTTTATCTTCACTGGCTTCGTCAACAAGAGCAGAAGGAGCTGAAAGAAGAACCGCGTCCTTATCTTCCCCTAATTCGTAAGGGTTGGGAAGATTACCTCAGCCGTGAAAGGGCAGCTGTTCAAGCACAGCAGAAAGGAATACCTCTTAAGTGGTGGGAGTACCTGAGTCCGGAAGAGTATGGGACGTACATCTCTACACCTCCAGGGGGTGCGCCTGCACCACAGGCAGCTCCTTATCCTGGGCTGTTGCCTGCTTACCAACCTCAAAAAGAATATGACTTGTTTGATACCCAGAAAGTTACTGATTGGCAGTTGTGGGCTATTGAGGAGATGGTTAATGGACTTGGTAG